AGCACCTCTTTAGGGGTGCCATAGCCGTCCTTTGATAACCTCAGTGAGGTTATCAATTCAAACGGCATGTCAAGACTTACTTTTGGGTATCTGAAGCTATCCCGTCCAGCCTCGGCAACAGTGATACGAGGCCCGCGACAAAAGGGGCGAGGTTGTAATTAACAGCCTCCCAAACTGCCGGCAGGTAGTCCTGTCGTCTGTCCTCGTCTTCAAAAGTAGACCTGTCCACCTTCTCACCGTTGAACAGGCAATGCCTCAGAACTTCAAAGCTGACCTGTTCCATTGCCTCAGAGGCCAGTAACTGGAAAACCGTATCCTTGAGGTTGCCAAGAGCCCCTTCCGTGATCTGGACTCCCTTCAACTCATTGGCAATCACCCTCTGGAGTTTAACACCTAGGGCGAAGGGCACCATTTGCATCTCGAATGATGCCCCGCTAGGCAACGTAACCGTTTTCTGTGTCATGGGGATGGGAGACTATTAGTTGATGCGGCGGTTGCTGTTGGTGAACTTAAAGTGATACTCCGACAAAGATTGCTCGGTATCCCCTTCAACGTTCACCTTCGTGGCTACCTGACGATCAATCACACCACCGTCAAGGACGTAAGTATCAGTGCTGATACGGCCTCGCCCATCGCCAACGCGCTTGGTGATTTGAGCATTGATCAAGATACTCGAAGGAGCATCGTGGATCATGTCGTGCATAAGACGGTCAAGGTACTTGTCTGTCGGGCCTGAGCGAATAACCCGGATGGTCAATTCGCACTGACGCCCCGTTTCGTTAAAAGCATAGAGGCTGTTACCGTTCTTGCCTGTCTTCACGGACATTAGCTCATTCGGGAATACCAACTCCGCATTATCCCCGTCAGCTAAGTCGAACAAGATGTTACCGTTGATCTTAATGACATCCTTACCAACTAGAGAGACGTATGTGTTTGCCATGATGTGTAGTGGTTAGAATTAGGCTTCGACGTAGACGAGAACGCTAGAAGAGTGGATTGCACCAGCCTCCTTAGCCGCAATCTGAATGAGCGGGGCTTTGCGGGCTGTGCGGTCTGCCTGCGATTGCAGCGAGACCGGGAGGGAGTATGTGTAATACCCGTAGGCGGCAATGGAACGGAGGAAGTCCACCGGATCTCCGAAGCGGTCTACACCGTTCCAAGTTCCGGGGGCTAGGAAGCCGTTTGCCACAGCCTGCTCTAGGACGTTAATGTATGCACCCTTCAGCAAGTCCACTCCCACCTCGGTTTGAGGTATCTTCGTCTGCGTAGTAGCGAGGGCGTTGAAACCAGCCACCGTAAGGGCACCGTAGAGCCAAGCGCGGTTGTAGGCTTGGTCCGGGAATAGGCCAGCGTTGTCGGCGTTCGACGAAAGCACTTTTGGTAGGCCGGCGAGGTCCACGTAAGTCTGAACGCCAAGGGTAAAGCACGAATGCGGCACGCCGGAAGCACCTTGAATGGTTTGTGTGATACCCGTGTCAGCGGATACACCTACCAGTGTCTTCAGGTTCATGGTTTTTGTCGTGTTGCTCCCCGCGAAGTTGCAGGAGTGCAGGGAGGAGGCAAAAGCCGCTGCAAACTTGCGAGATTCTGCGGCTGACACGGTGTAGAGCAACTTCACCAAGTACGGATTAGTCGCTGAAGGAAGGGCGTCGAATATCCCTGTGGAGTGCGTAAGAGCCGAAGTCGAGCTTTGTGCGCAGTATAGCAACCTGCGATTAGTGTTTGCCGTTGCGGCAGCCGCTGTGATCTCTGCATCATTAGGTGCGTATCCACCGTAACATACACCACCGAAGTAGGCCAACGGGAGCATCGTGGTTATTGCAGCATCCAATGTGTCGCCACCAGCCATTGGGCGGATAATCAGGACACCCCCACCGGAGAGAATGTTAGGCGACTGGGCAAAGATGTTAACCGCCGCAGCATAAGCCTCACTCGAAGTGCCCCAGTCCGCGCCAACGGCCGACGGGGTATTGTACACCGCGAAAGTGGGGATAGAAGCTATTGGAGTCTCCTTCGTGCAGTACAGAAGGTTGTTGATCTGATAGTTAGCTAGACCCGGCTGGGGTGCAGCAACCGATATTGTGACTACGTTTGAGATGTCTAGGATTGCCATAAATTAAATTAGCTTAGGGTTCAATTCTTAGGTCGTAACCAGAGTACGTTGAGTAGTATTCCACTAGCTTCTCCCGTCGTTCTAAGTGAGAAACTCTGAAAGTCAAATGATACCGGTTTATCCGTGCATTCGCCTCCAGAAACGACAGGTCGCGGAAGTCCGTTGGGAAATCACTTACTTTCAGCGCGTCCACCTCGCAGGCTCGTTGCATCGTGTCGGAGTTCAATGCCCAGATAACTTCGTGCCTCCTGTCGCGAGCCTCGTAAGCCTTACTGAATACGTCAACGGCTATCTCGTCGGACAGTATTGTTTCCTGTACTTCTAACAAGCCCTGTGCGTCGTGAACGTGCTGTTTGCCTGTCGCGATAACTTGGCTACCTACGATAGACAGAACTATGAACATGCCGTCGTCCTGCGGGAGATTCCACTTCGTATTGTAAAGTAGAACACGGTCGTCGGCTAACCCCGTCTCAGTGACGATAACCGTGCGGAGGACTTTAAGCGGGTCAGCCATTGGTGTACCCCTCCACTAACTCGTATTTGATATACCCGTACAACGTGAAATCGCGTTTGGACATAACGCGGAAGTCTCTATCGAAAATGGTAACCACGTCGTCCAAACTTAAATCCACTCCACTAACAACGTACAAAGCCTCCCACACCCATGTACGTTGACCTTCAGGCTTAATCATGAGCTGACTAGCCGTAAAAGGTTGAATAGCCCCACGGCCGGATTGTACGTCTTCCGTTTCCACGAGGTCGCCGTTAACTAGTGTTTTTGTAAGGCGTTTGACAGTGATGGGCAAACAGTACCCCGCCACCGCATTCGCTACGTTGGGAAGGCCAGCGGAGACGTAAGGGGAAATGGGATTCATCGCGCCTTTGTAACTTTTACGGACACAGCCGCAGCAAGTTGCCCGGTTTCAGTCAACACAGTGGTTAGCTCGCGGGTGTACACCCCGTACCTAGCTCTTTTACGAATAGTCCTCTTAGCCAACCTATCCCACTTGTCGGGGTAGCCCTCGACTAGGAAGGCGTGGTCAACGGACTGTTTCAGTCCATAGCCTATCTCCTCTAACGGGTCAAGTTCACCACTGTCAAAGTGCTGTCGTAAGGCTTCAGATACTACGGATCGGCCATCTTCACTCTGAGCGTAGCTCATTATCGGATCTGCTAGAAAAGACCTTCGAGGTACCTTTTTTGTACCGAACTCATGTTCGTAGCCGATACGCCTGTTACTGTCTCCATCGGTACGTGCATCGTTCTCTGCAAAAATGCCGATGAGGGCCTTGCTCTTCTTGAGGGCTACAAGGCTACCCTTTATCCGGTTCAACTCCGCAATGACCTGTCCAACCGTGTTCAATAGGTTGTAGCCCCCTCATGAATACGGACATTCCCGATACAGTAAGGGAGGATCATTGAAACGAAACGGGCACCGTAACGGGTTCCGCACAACGCCGCCAAATGCGGATTCCGCTGGATATTGCGGGGTATCGAGAACGCCTCTGATACGTCGCCTACAGTCTTAGATTGTTGCAACCAAGACGCCTGCCCAAACGGGCCAGAGGCCGATTCTTGCATACGGACCGAAAGATAATGTGCCGCAAGGTACAGATAAGCGTCTGTATACTGGCCCTGCGACGGTAAAAGGTCTTGAGGCAACCACCGCCCCGCACAGTCAAGCTGAACCTGTATGTCGCTGTCGGATACCTTCCTGTCTGTGGGAGTAGCAGGGTCGGTTATCCCGTATTGGAAATCAGCGGCGAACCAGTTCTTGAAGTCTGTGACTGTGGGGGGCGGATAGGCCATGTTTACTTCTTACGTTGAGGCACTTTAACGTCTTCTACGATTTTGATGTCTAGAGGGAAGCGTTCTGCCACAATGCGCACTGCGCCTTCGACCTCAGCCGGTACTTGCACCGGCTGAGGTGTAACTTCGAGTACAAAACCTTCAATTTTGTACCGTAAGGTCGATTCGTTTACTACTTTCATGAGGGATGGAACCTTTAACCTTAGAAGCGCATGTAGTACATCTCCAGATTCCTAAACAAACCTACGCCGGTGTACTGGCCGTAAGCAACGTCTTGGAACATGAAGTTGTTGGTGGTGTTCGGCTGTGTTACGGTGTAGTCAACCGGGACATTCAGAAGTAGCGATTCCTGATCATGACGATACAGAGCGTACATCTGATAGCCCGTGCCGACGTTCAGCACCGTCTTGTTGTTATCCTTATCGCAATAAGCGTTGGGGATGATCTTCAAATCCGGGCACATCTTCTGGAAAGTGTTCTCCAGATACTGCAACTTCGAGATCATCGGATAAGCCGCGCTTGCAGCATTGGCGAGACCAAGGTAATCCGACGTTGGCAGCACAAACCGATTAGGCAGTACGGTGTAAGCGGAGTTTGCGTAGTAGTTCTTGAGAATTACCGAAACAAACGTCTGGAAGTTAGCGTCCGACAACGACGAGATAGCAGCCGTTAGGGTGGTAGTGTCAACTGTGGCGTTGCTCAGGGTAAGCAAGCCGGGGAAGTTGGTGTTATCGCTCTTCAAACCCAACATAGCTACACTCTGAATACCAAGATCCCAGTCCTTCTTACGCGCCTTGTGCAGAGAGTAGATACGGTCCCAGTTGTTGGCTTGCAGAGCCTGCTCGACGTCGATGACGGAATAGGAAATCTGCTTTGCCCAGTTCTGGACTTTCTGGTACTTCGGGGCAACCGCTGCATTGCTCTCAGCGATCTTAGAGCTAGTACCACCAGTGTTTATGTTACCCTCCTCGAAGTCACCCGAGGTAGAGAACGAGAGATTAGTCAGCAGCTGTTGGGAGAAGGCCCCCTCACTGACAACCATAGGCACTACCTCCTCAATGTTAAACTGGTAGAACTTCTGTTCTGTTACCTGCTTACGGATATAGGTAAGGGTATCGATGGCCACCTGCATACCCGTAGATCCGGGGGCAATGTCACCATTAGCATTCCGGAGTTCAAGCCCTTGGGTGTTACGGAGGGGTTGAGCCTCCAAGCCACCTTTACCATTCTCAATATAACGGATTGTCTTCATTTTTGTAGTAGTAGTAGTTAAAGGGTTAGGTAGCAACAGCCTTCACAACGGCAAAGTTGATGATGATCGCACCGGTTTCTGCGGTGGAAGCGTGGTTATTCATCACGGTGATGTCGAACGAACCTGCTGCAACAGTCGTGATGGTTACACGAGTTTCACGGTTAGTAGCACCAGAGCGTACAGAAGTCACGATGACATCGGTAGCTGCTACAGTGGTGTTAGTCACGGTGAAGGTAGCGGAAGCCCCTGCTGCGAGGGAGGCGGTGTGAGTGGTGATAGCACCGGTCAAGGTGCTCAAGGTAACACCAGTGGTACGGCTTGTCGCCTGTGTGACTGCACCACCGATGCCCTGTCCCGCTACAGGGTAGCCACCAGCAACGCGCTGGAATGCAAGTTCAACCGGGATAAGCGCACCGGTAGCCGCTGCGTTTTCAAGGGCGATACCTACGATATTGCCGGTTGTGGCATTCGCGACTGTCGGGCCAGTAGGATCAAGCGCAACAAGTGCGCAACGGTTCACCGCCGCCGAAGTCT